GACTAGCCAAGCCCTAAGCCCGTTGCACGGTAGTTGGGAACATACGGCAACGTAGGTAGTGCGCTATGCCCGCAATCATGCGCGACGAAATGACCGGGCCAATGGCGCGGCAGCGTGTAAACATAATCACGCATAAGCAAGTTAGAGGGTACGGGTTAGGGCAACCCCGTGGGTGGGGCTTAATCTCATTAGGCTTTACACACATAGACTTAACATACAAACAAACAAACACAAGAGAATTGGACCCGACACAATGAACAACCAACACCAACCGGAAGCAAGGCGCGCAAGCGCCGCGCTAGCACAAGCCGTAGGCGCGTGAGCATGGCTACGAACCTAAACAGTCAGACACGAAACAAAACAGAGTTCAAAAAGAACCGCGCTCGACTACTGGCAGACAACCCCCCGTGCCATTGGTGCGGCGTCAACGTGGCAACCGAAGCCGACCACGTACTAAGCATTGTGGAAGGTGGAAGCAACAGCATGGACAACCTTGTAGCCAGTTGTAAACCATGCAATGCGCGACGCGGACAACAAGTAAAAACACAACGCGAACGCCACAAAACCCAACACCCACAAGGGTTTGACGAGCCGAACACGCACAGCGTTTTTTTCGACGATCAGACGAAGCCCCCGCAAGACCTTTTTCGTATATTCCCCAATAAAGACGGACTGGCCCGAACTGGCCACGACCGGCCGAGATTGGAAACGACCACGCACAGCGGTTGCCGATCAGCAGCTGCGGACATTGGGGGCTTTGCCCAAGAGGTATTAAATGTTGATCTAATGCCTTGGCAGTTGCATTGTTTGGCCGGCATTACCGCGCAAGACGAAAACGGTGATTGGTTGCACCGGGTTAACTTGGTTTCGGTTGCTCGCCAATGCGGAAAAACAACAATGAACGCTGCATACCTTGGGTGGTTTCTAAGTACGCAAGGAAAAGAGCGCGGACGCCCAGTAACGGTCATTACAACAGCGCACAAACTTGACCTTGCAACCGCTTTCTTTACATACCTCGCCCCGATTTTGTCGGACCGTTTCGGCGCCGAAATCAGTTGGTCGTATGGTCGGCAAAAGTTAATAATGCCGGACGGGTCAACGTGGCACATTCGAGCCGCGACCCCTGCAGCCGGTCACGGTTACAGTTGTGACTTGATAATTGCAGACGAAGTTTTTGACATTAGCCAACAGGCAATTGACGAAGGGCTTTTACCTTCCCAGCGCGCAAAAAAAAATCCTAGTTTTCTTATGACGTCAACAGCTGGTACGCAGGAAAGTACGGCCATGCTTAGGTGGCGAGATCAGGGCCTTCGAGCAATTGACAGCGCGGAACAAACAAGCCTTTACTTTGCCGAATACAGCCCGCCTAGCAATTTGGACCCCATGACCCCGGAAGCGTGGGCGTATGCCAACCCAGCGCTAGGGCACACACTTGACCTAAAAACAATTGAAGCCGAAGCGGAAGCACCCAACCGTGCAGCGTTTTTGCGCGCGTCAGTAAACCTTTGGCAAGCAAGCACAACAGCATGGTTAGAGCCGGGTGTCTTTGAAGCGTTGGCAACCGATCAGCCGGCGCCACCGGGCGGGGTGCTAGCCATAGAAATTGCGTTAGACGAAAGCACGTATACCGCGGTGCGCGCCGTTCAAGTAGGTCACAAAACGCATGTCAAAATAGCGTTTGTCGCTCGAACCGTCGCCGAACTATGGGCGCGGGTAGACAACGAAATTGCAGAAAACCCCGGCTTGCGTTTAGCCATAGTCCCAGGACTAGAAAACCATTGCCCACCACAACACGAACGACGGCGCACAATCGTTGGCTACAAAGAGCTACTGAAATGGACTAGCGCGGTTAGGGCCATGATCTTAGAAAACCGCATAATGCACAACAACGAAAACTTGTTAAACAGTCACGTTGAGCGCGCCGTACTGATTAAACACCAAGGAAGCGTGGCCGTTTCAAGCACCCGATCACCCGGACCAATCGAAGCGTGTCGCTGCATGATATGGGCCGCCGCGTTGGCGTCACGCCCACAACTACTTGGTAAACCCGTAATTGTTACAGCAAACCGCTAAAGTCGTTTTGGCATTAGTCGGCTTGCTTTCCGTCGGGGATTGCACGGCGCCGGCTAGTGCCACCTAAAAGCGTGAGATTGTGACACAATAAAACTATGGCCATTTTTAACAAGAAACCCGAACCGCCAAAGGTTGTAAAAGCAGCTGCCGGCAGTAATGCGGGCGCGTCACAAATTGGCAATTTCTTTGCGTATACCGACGGCGTTTTGCGTAGCCGTTTTATGCAGGTCCCAACGGTGTCAAGGTCGCGCGATCTTATGGCCAGTTTGATCGGCTGCCTTCCATTAGTCATGTACAAAACCATGTGGAACGGCGACGAAATGGAAAAGGTCCCGGAAGCGCCACGCAGTTGGCTTAGTCGAATTGACAAAGGCGTAACCAACAACTTTATTTTGTCGTGGACGTTTGACGATCTACTTTTTTACGGCCGCGCATTTTGGTATATAACTGATCGCACGGCAGACGGATACCCAAGCGGTTTTACACGTCTACCCGCCGCAATGGTCACGACACAAGATCAGGCACAAGGCACAGGCGTTTGGTTTGGTCCGTCAAAACAAATTTTGTTTCAAGGTTTGCCAGTTCGTTGGGAAGATTGCGTCCAGTTTTTAAGCCCAATTCAAGGACTTATTTACACCGGTGCAACGTCAGTAGATACGGCGCTAAAACTTGAACAAGCGCGCAATCGAAATGCGTCAAGCCTTCAACCTGCAGTTACCTTGCGTCAAGTTGGCGGTGAGCCCATGAGCCCCCAAGAATTGCGGGATTTGGCAGCTGCCTACGACGAAGCGCGTTTTGCTTCGGCCACAAGTGCGGTAAACGAATTTGTTGAAGTAATCCCAAACATGGCAACACCCGACAAAATGCTTTTAATTGACGCCGCCGAATATCAAAGTAAAGAGATCGCCCGCATTGCAAACGTCCCCGCGTACCTCGTTTCCGTGAGCATTGGAAATTACAGTTACGTTTCGTCTAGCGAAGCGTCACGCGACTTGTACACGTTCGGCGTAAAACCGTACATAGATTGCATACAAGAAACGCTAAGCGCGGATAACGTCCTGCCAAGGGGCACCGGGGTAATGTTTGACATTGAAAGTTATTTAGCCAACGAATACAACACAAACGTAGATGTACAAGAAACACCGGAACAGTTGAGGGAAAGCAATGCTTAGATTAACCCCACAAGAATTAAAGATTGACGCCGCGCAAGGGGACGCGCTGCCACGTAGAACCCTTGCCGGCGTCGCCCTCGAATATGGCGTTGACGCTGTAGTAAGTGACGGCCAAAAGGTCCGCTTTGAAAAAGGCTCAATGCCGTTGGAAGGCAAAAAGCCCAAAATGTACTTGTACCACAATTCCGAAATGCCGATTGGCGTAGTCACGGAACGAACCGAAGTTGACAATTTTGTAATGTTTGAAGCCAAAATTAGCGAAACCGCCCTAGGTAACGAAAGTTTGCAGCTTGCCATGGACGGCGTTTTAGACAGCCTTAGCGTTGGCGCAATTCCAGTGGAATTTAGTTTTGACGAAGCCGGCACCATGATTGTTACAAAAGCAGAATGGCAGGAATTAAGCCTTTTGCCATACGGCGCATTTGAGGCCGCCAAGGTTGAGCGCGTCGCCGCCAGTATCCACCAAAACGAACCCGAAGTAGAGTTAAATAAAGATCAGGACACAGAAAAGGAAACAACCGAAATGACCAACCCAGTAGAAACCCCTGCAGTTGTTGAGGCTTCAACAGTTCAAACCATTTACGCACAGCCACGAAAATTGCGCTTGCCTTCCACCTCGGAATACATTGCAAGTTATGTGCGCGGCGGTGCAGATTTTGCACAGATGAACGCAAACATTGCAGCAGCTCGAATTGAAGCAGCGCCGGGCGTTGCACCTTTCATTAACACCGAGAGCACCCCAGGCATTTTGCCGGAAATTATCACCGGCAGCGTGTACGACGGGCTTAACCCAATTCGTCCGTTCGTAACGGCAATTGGTACACGCGCAATGCCAACCGCAGGCGCCACGTTCCGCCGTCCAAAAATTGTTACACGCCCAGTTGTCACACAACAGGCCGCACAATTTGACGATCTCAACGCGTCAACTGTCAGCGTTTCAAATTCTGATATTTCCAAATTAAGTTTTGGAACATACGTCACCGTGTCCGAACAGGACCTTGACTGGTCAGACCCTTCGAGCATTGACATTATTCTTAACCAGTTGGCAATTGCCTACGGTCAAGCAACCGACAACTACGCGGTTGACACATGCCATGCAGCAATTGTGCAGACAGCTTCAGTTGCAGACACCGCAGTTGGTGCCGATTGGGTTGCAGCGATCTACGACGGTGCCCGTCAAATTTCGGCAACGTCAAACTATTTGCCTACGCACATGGTGGTAACGCCTGCCAGTTGGGCGGCTCTCGCAAGCAGCACGGACGACCAAAACCGTCCAGTATTTCCGTTTGTTGGTGCACCTAACCTTATGGGTCAAAACGCTGCCGGTAATTCGTCTGCAACGTCATGGAACGGCAACCCTCTTGGGTTGGTGTTGGTAGTTGACAAAAACGCGCCGGGCTCATTCATGGGCCACGCTGCAGGTCCTGCAGCTGGTTTCGAATTCTACGAACAGCAAAAGGGCGCGATCAGCGTTGAAGTACCGGCAACCATGGGACGCACAATTGCTTTCCGTGGATAACCGAAAGGTAGGCCGTTATGGCCGTCTATTCGGTCCAACAAAAATACTTAACCGACAATTACGCGGTTGTTGTATTAGTCACTAACGCCGACCCTTTAGAGGTTGGTCAGTCTGTAACTATTGCAGGGGTTGACGCGACCTTTAACGGCACTTACACCGTTAGAGAGTTGCCCCAGTACTACTTTACTGGCGTAGACGAAGAAGGCTTTTTTCATTACGACCTACAAGCCCCAATTCTTAACCAAGTGTTGTTTGCTAAAACGGCCGACAACGTTGAAATAGTTTCCGCTACCGGAACATTGACAACAACCCCAGTTTGCACGTGGGTAACAACCGACGCACAAATTGAGGATTGGTTAGGAATAGGAACAGCGACAGCTGCCGACCAAACCTTTATTACGCAATGCCGACAGGCTTCGAATGAGTTTTGCTATAGGCGTAGGGCCGAAGCGGGTTACCGCAATGAAAGCCTTACGACGGTGCCTAATGCTTCGGTGCTTTTGGGAACGATTGCTTACGCAGGCTTTTTGTACCGGCAACGTGGCGCGGTAACAGACTTTGCCGGGTTTGACGGTTTGGCGTCGGGTGGAAGCATGGGCCTTAGCCCAATGATTAAACAACTATTGGGCATTGACCGCCCGGCCGTCGCATAATGCCCGTTGCATACACAGACCTTTTTAACGAAGCGCTAGACGATCTAACAGCGACTTTAAAGACCATTACAGGCCTGCAAGTTGTTAACGACCCGCGCAATATCGTGCCACCGTGCGCGTTTATTGACGCCCCAAGTTTTACCGCTTTTAACTACAACATTGTGAAGATCAGCTTCCCCGTTCGACTAATCACATTAGGACCGGGCAACCTTGACGCCCAACGATCACTTATGAACATGGTCGCCAAAGTGTTAACCAAAAACGTGGCAGTAACAAACGGCCGCCCAACCATTGCCATAATTGGGGGCAGCGAACTTGCCGCCTACGATCTCACAATTGAAATGCAAGCCCAAACAGGTTAGGACCCCATGTACATTATTAAAAGCCCCCGCGTTGGTGTTGTCGGTACTGAGTTTGTACCAAAACCCGGCGTAAATGTAGCCGGCCTAATTTGGGGCGGTTTCATTGTTGAAGTAGCCGACGAACTAAACGACGAAGTATCCACACCGGCACCAAAAAAAGGTGCTAAAAATAAGAAAGCAACGAAAGAGGATTAAACAACATGGCAACAAGCACCTACCTTTCCAACCCGGTCGTAACCGTTAACGCAGTTGACCTAACCGACCAATGCACCGCAGCGGTATTTACGCAGCGTTACGACCAACTTGAAAACACCACGTTTGGCAAAACGGCGCGCACGTTTCAAGCAGGGTTGGGCAACCACGAAGTAACCCTTACCCTTTACAATTCCTACGACGCAAGCGAAACTTTTGCAACGCTTGAAAACGTTGTTGGCGGTTTGGTAACCGTCATTGTAAAACCTGCAGTTGGTGCAGACAGCGCGACAAACCCAGGCTTCACGCTTACAGGCGCGCTACTTGCCGAATTGCCAGTTGTCAATGCAACCATGGGCGAGCTCTCGACAATTGACGTTACCTTTGTTGGTGGAACGTACACCAAAGACGTAACCCCATAATTAGCGCCGAACAATCGGCCCGACACGAAAGAAGGCATACATGCAATTAACCCTTGAAGTAACCAACCACGAAGGCACGTACCAAGTAAGCACAAACCTTTTTACCATTGTGCTATGGGAACGCCGTTTCAAACGCAAAGCGGCCGACATGGCAAATGGCATTGGTGTTGAGGACTTACTATTTTTGGCTTGGGAAGCAAGCAAACAATCCAAAATTGTTGTGCCGTCAGAATTTGACACTTACTGCAAACAAGTAACCAACGTCGAGGTTGTAGATCAAGAGGCCCAAAACCCTACCCAAGCGGCACCTACCGCCGGCAATTAGCCGAACTGTTAGTTGCAACAGGGTGGGCGCCGCATTGGTACGCGCAAGTGTTTGACACGCAAGACTTATTAACGGTGGCTAAAGTGCTAGGGGAACGAAACAAAAGGTAAACGCCATGCGCCAACAAATTTTGGAAGTTGAGGGTATCCAAGAAGCGTTGGCCGAACTAAACAAAATAGACCCTAAATATCGGCGTCAAGTCACAAAACGCATTAAAAACAGCGGTCAAATAATTCTTAACGAAGCCCGAAGCATGGTTTCACATTTTGACAACAGCAAAGGAACTGGCGAACCGTTAAGCGGTATGCGCCGGGGGAACCTAATTAAAGGTCGCGAAACCAGTTGGCGAACCGATCAAGTACAAAAGGGCTACAAAATTAAAGTAGGTGTGCGCGCGACCCGTGAACGTTACGTTGACTTTAACAAAGGCGGTTACACCGAACAGGTTGTTTTCGGCTCGAAGCCTTACAAGCTAATGGTTGTTCAATCCACCGACCCTGCCGGCGTGATCTACGACCATGCGGGCCGTAATACCGACGGTTTATTTGTTACCAATCTGACTAAAGAGGAAGGCGGGCAACCGCGCGTTATTGACAAAGCCGTAGAAAACAACAAACCCGCCGTACAAAAAGACGTTGAGCTAGTTATTGACGACGTGGAAAAAATAACTAACCGCAATTTGAAAAGGCGTACCCGCTAATGGCTATCAACATTCCAATTATTACAACGTTTAGCGACGCCGGCATTGGCGCGGCCGAAAAGGTATTCAAAAAGTTTGGCAAAACTGGCGCGCTTGTTGGTGCTGCCGTTACCGCCGCGTTTGGTGCAGCTGCCGTTGGTATTACTAAAGCGCTACAGGCTGCCGCCGAGGACCAAAAGAGTGTTGCCCTACTTGAAAAGCAGTTACGCAATAGCGTTGGCGCGACTACCGCAATGGTTGGGGCGACCGAGCAATTTATAAGCAAAATGCAATTTGCGTCAGGCGTGGCAGACAGTCAGCTTAGGCCGAGCCTTGCGACTTTGGTTCGAGCGACTGGGGACCTTACACAAGCCCAGGACCTTTTAGGGCTTGCCTTAGATTTGTCCGCGGGCGCCAACGTTGACTTAGAAACAGCAAGCCTTGCGCTATCTAAAGCACAAAACGGGCAATTGGGTGCGTTAACAAAATTAGGTATTGCGCTTGACCCGGCAATTATTAAAAGCAAAGACTTTGCAGCTGCCCAACGCGAACTAGAAAAACAGTTTGGCGGGGCTAGCGCTGCAGCCGCACAAACATTTGAGGGGCAGCTACGACGCCTAAACGTCGTGTTTGACGAAGTAACCGAAAGCATTGGTTACGCAATCCTCAACAACCGTTACTTTAAAGACGCGCTAGACAATTTGCCGGGCGCTGCACAAGCCGCCGTAGACGCTTTCGGTAAAGGTGGCATTTCGGGTGCGTTTGACGCGTTTGTAAAAAACATGGGCATAACCGGGCTTTACATTCAAAAATTCACGTTGGCCGGCGAACTTGCGTTTGCGCGCATGAAATTACAAATTGAAAACGCCATTGTTGGCTTGACGCTTGGCTTTTCGCGTTTCATTGGCATTACTGGCGACATGGGCGAAACGCTAGGCGAACTAGGCCTAACCCAAGTTCAAGAATTAGAACTACGTTTTGGAAGTTTGCTACGTCGAATTGACGAAGTAACCGCCGCTATGAGAGCCGACGAAGCGGCAGCCGCTCGACTAGCAGGCCAAGCCGAACTATTGAAACCGACGGTAGACGGCGTTACAACCGCGTTTGAAGGCATGGGCGGGGGCGCTGGGGGCGCGTCTAAGAAGGTTAACGAACTTTACGACACTATAAAAAACAAACTAAGCGACGCTTTAGACGACGCCAAAAACCAGTTGACCGACGCCCAATCAGCGTTTGCAGATTTTGGCAAAAACGTTGCCGACAGCATTTCGGACGCGTTTAATTTCAGCGACGCCAAAGACGCCGGCGACGAAACAGGGGCAGGCTTCCTAGCCGGGCTTCAAGATCAGGTTGCAGGGGTTAAACAGTACGCCAACAACGTGGACGTTTTGCTTACCCGTGGATTGTCACTAGACGCGTTACAAGCCGTTTTAGACGCAGGCGGACAGGCAGGCGCAGCAATCGCCGCCGAACTGGTTGCAGGCGGTCAGGAAGCCATTACAGGGCCTAATGGCGTTAACGCGCTGGTTGCCACCGTCCAAGACGTTGCCGACAAACTAGGCCTAGACAGCGCAAGCCGTTTCTACCAAGCCGGTGTAGATCAGGGCCAAGCCCTTGTTGCCGGGTTGGAAAGCGTATTAGCCAAATACGAAAAGATTTTGAAAAACCCAAACCTAAGCACCAAACGCTTAAACGCGCTTTTACAGCAAGCCCAAACCGACATTGCATTTACACAGATTACGGCAGGCCAACCAGTTGCTATACCGGCGCCTAGCGCTTCGAGCATGGCAAGCGTTGCCGAACACCAAGCAATGCGCGGCAGTAGCGCCCCAATTACCGTAAACGTTAATGGTGGCATGGCAACAAGCGCCGAAATTGGGCGCGTCGTAGCCGACAGCCTTAAAGCCTTTACCCGCCAAAACGGCCCGCTTGAAGTACCCGTAGTTGGTTACAGGTAATGCCAGGAAGTGCAATAACCCAAGCCGGCAATTACAGCCTTTTAATTGACACCGGTTACGACGTTGGCAGCTTTGTACTTGACAGCGACATAAAAGGATTGCTGGACGGCGTTTACCCGTTGGGGCCGACAACAGACTTTGCCGACGTCACCAACAGCACAACCCAAATAAACATTCGGCGCGGCCGTCGCGACATTGGCGACCAATTCGCAGCTGGAACAATGATATTTACTATTAACGACGTGGACGGTGTTTTTAACCCATTTGACGAAAACGGCCCGTACTACAACACCCCGGAAGCATTGCCGGGCCTTGCCCCAATGCGCGCCGTAGAACTAATCCGTTACGACAGCTCAAACAACCCCGAATACTTGTACCGCGGCCAAATTTTGAATTACGACTACAACTTTGCATTGGACGGAATAGACACCGTTACCGTTTACTGTGCAGACAACTTTTATTTGTTAAGCCAAACGTTCATGGACGAACTCAACGTTGGCGTTGAAACGTCCGGCGAACGTATAGAAACCGTTTTAGACTTGCCCGAAGTCAACTACCCAACAGGCGCCGCTCGAAGCATTGACCCCGGCACAGTAGACCTAGGCCACGACGCCGCTTACACCGTGCCGGCTGGTACAAACGTTTTGCAATACCTTTTGCAAATAAACCAAACCGCAGAATTTGGCCGTTTTTTCGTGGCGCGCGACGGCGTTTTGACCTTTACGCCGCGTGTGGGAACAACCCTAAGCGGTCCCGTAATTGACTTTATGGACGACGGAACGGGCGTACCGTACACAAATTTGGGCATTACGTTTCAAGCGGACAGCGTTACCAACAGGGTTTACATAGAAGCCTTAGACGGCAAAACAAGCACCGCCGACGATCTGCCAAGCCAAGCCCAATTTTTTGTTCAAACTAACAGCATTACAAATAGCCTTTTACACGTACAAGGGCAAATTGACACCGCCGCAAGTTACCTTTTGAACGGCACCCCGGAAGCGCGCTACAACAGCGTCGAAACCGTGTTTGGTGCCCTTACCAACGCCCAACGCGACACCGTGGCAACAATTGACGTTTCCGACACAATCAGTATTCAACGCACATTTGTTACAGGGTCCACAACAACCACGTTGGCCCAAGAGCTTTCGGTAGAGGGCGTCGAGCACAGCATTACTTTGGACGGCCACAGCGTCAGTTTGTTTACTAGCCCTACAACAATCGTGTTTGAACTGGTACTTGACAATGCAGAGTTTGGAAAAATTGACGCGCTAAATGTGTTGGGGTGATCTAGGCTAAAACTATGGCTATTCAAGATTTCACTGCAGGGCAAGTTTTAACCGCAGCCCAAATGGACGCATTACAGGCCAACGACTACAACCAAACCGTAAGCACCAAAACGGACAACTACGTTTTAGTTGCAGCCGACAAAGGCACCCGCGTAACAATGAACGCCGGCACCGCAAAAACCATTACCGTTAACAGCGCAATTTTCGCAGCTGGCGACACTCTTTGGATCCAAAACATTGGCGCGGGAACTTGCACCGTAACGGCGGGAACTTGCACCGTAACTACTGCCGGTTCATTAGCGTTGGCACAATGGGGGGGTGGCACGCTTTATTTTACTAGTGCTAGTGCTGCAATTTTTTTTAGCGGTGGCGAACCCGTATTAAACCTTGACTATTTGGTTGTCGGTGGTGGTGGTGCTGGTGGTGGTTCAATCGCTGGTGAAGGTTATGGCGCAGCTGGTGGCGGCGGCGGCGCTGTAAAAACTGGTTCGTTCAAACTTGCTAAGGGAACTTACGCGGTACTTGTTGGCGCTGGTGGTGCTGGCGCAACAATCGTAAGCGGAACTAATGGTGGCGCGTCAGGATTCTTGGCTACTGCTTTAGGTGGTGGCGGTGGTGGTGGTGTTCGACAATCGGGTGGCGGTACTGCTGGCAACGACGGCGGTAGCGGCGGCGGTGGTTCATCAGGTGGCACAGGCGGCGCTGGCGGTACAGGTTTAGATAGCGGTTTTAATGGTGGCGCAGGTGCATCAGGTGGAACAGAAAAGGGCGGTGGTGGTGGTGGTGCTGGCGCGGTAGGCGTTGCAGGTTCATCAACCGCTAATGGTGGTGCAGGCGTTTCGTCAAGCATTTCAGGTAGCGCAGTCGGTTACGGCGGCGGCGGTGGCGGTGGTGACACAGGAACAGGAACAGACGGCGGCGGTAACGGTGGCACAACAACACCAACCGCAGGAACAGCAAACCGCGGTGGTGGCGGCGGTGGTGCTAAAGGCGCAGGCGCTAGGTCAGGTGCTAACGGTGGTTCGGGCGTA